TTAACGTACTTTTCAGGACCAGGTGGATGTAGTGGTGGTTCTATTCTAGTTGCTGAAACTACACTCATTGGTTTGAGTTGTTTCAACATATTCTGAACATAGTTTGGAGTTACCACCATATCCGAATGTAAAATGGATACTACTTTAGTTTTTGCTAAATTAAACCCAACATCATATAATACCGTATGTCCAACTCTATCAGGTTCTTCGTTTCTATAAGTAATTATATTATCTCTACCCTCTGAGTATTCAGTAATCCAATCCCAACTATTATCATCAGATGCATCATCTAAGATTACCACATCATGTTTATCACCATAGTGTTCTTCAATTGAACCTACTGCTTGTTGTAGATATGGTAGATTACTTCTACAAGGTATTACAAATGTTATTCTATTTACCATAATTTTCTAAATATCTATTCAAATCTTCAGGTGTACCCAATCCCCACATTTTTGGTACATCAAATGTTCTTATTTTTAATCCACCATTAATTGCATTATTATAAACAGGACAAACATAAAATTCATTATTTACTCTAATATTTTGTTCTATCATTTCTTCTGCATATTTTACAAAATCAGAACCATGTTTCCAATAATAAAAACCAACAGTTGCTAAATCTGATATTGGATTTTTCTCTTGTACTTCAGTCACTAATCCTTCTTTATTTACTTTAGCAAAACTCCACTTTGGGTGTGTTGCCTTAAAAGTTGGAATACCACCATCTGCATCATTTTCATTCATTTTATAAAAGAATTCATTTGAATCCCATTCTACAAATTGGTCTGAATTAGCAAAGAAAAGAGGATTGTCATTATCAATAAATTGTTTTGCTAATAAAGCAGTACATGCTGCTCCTTCTGTTAAACTATCTACTTCAACAATCGTACAATTAGGTGTAATTAAATTAAGTAATGTATCTAAGTTGTATTTTTCTCTATGTTCTTTTTGAACTACATAAACATAATTTGCCTCTATATTTAGATTTTCTACTACAACTTGAATCATAGGTTTACCCTCAACATCAATTAAAGGTTTAGGAAATGTATATCCTGCTTTTTGAAATCTACTACCTGCTCCTGCCATTGGGATAAGTACATTTAATTTCTTGTCTACCCATTTTGGTTTATCATTTGTTTGTCCCATTTCTATTTCATTTAATTTCTTAAATATGTTTGTGTAAGTTACTTCGGTTGGATTCTTAACTCTAAGGATATGAGCATTAGAACGAGATGCGGCAAGTAATCCATATGGTGAATCTTCTACAATTAACGTTTCTGATGGTAAACATCCCATCTTTGATATTGCTCTCCAATACATCTCTGGATGAGGTTTAGAATTACCAACATCTTCATTTGATATAATATAATCCATAAACTCCATAATACCCAACTTTGAAAGTACAGTCAATACTGTCTTTCTGATTGAGTTTGAACATACAGCAATCTTATATCCATCATTTACCAAAGTATCCATTACTGATTGTAAGGTTTGATTTGGTTTTAATTCTTTTAGTTTTTGTAAAGTCAACTTTTGTTTACTTTCCCAAATGTGTTTGTGTAGTTCAGTTGGTAATCCCTTTCGTTCACTCAACATCTCTAACTTCTGATTAGTTTTTAACCCATCGTAAGTTGATAAATGTTCTGCCCAACTAATTTCATATTCGTTACCTAATGCCTGATTAAGTGCATCAAAGTGTATGTTCTTTGCCTCAACAAGAACTCCATCTAAATCAAAAATTACTAATTTTGTTTTCATATTAATATACTACTTTTTTTTCATGCACTTTTATTCCTCTAAGTGACAAATCTATTTTTTGTCTTATTATATCAAACCCACCCTTGTCTAAGTAAGATTTTAATAATAATTCTGGATGAAGAACATGACCTGAATTTAACATATTGATTAAACTAAAGTATAAATTTGAATAATAACCCATAGTATGACTGTTACCTATCGCAAACAAATCATTATAACCATCTCTCCAATCCCAACCCTTTGGAATATAAATTTCATTTTGATTAGGTATTATATATTCAAGTTTACTATCTATTTTTAAGTCAAATCTTGTTCTTATTACAATATCATACTTTTTTTTAATTAATGTTTCATAAGACTCTTTTAATCTATTTGCCTTCATCATTTTATAATACATTAAAAAAACAAATAAAGGTCTTGTTTCTATACCATATGTATTATTTAGGAATGGGGTCAACTTGTCATTAAAAGGTTTTATTAATTCATTATCATATTTTTCAATCTCAATAGATTTAGGAGAATACATTTGTATTAACTCATGAATATTTACATCATCAGTTTCATCGGTTTCCCATGTTGATAAAAATACATCAGCCTTATAAACATCTATAAGATTTGTTTTTATAGAATCAAAACAATCTTTAGCATTTCGTATTTTACCAGAAAGTAATACACATGCTTTCATCTCTTAAAATATTCCTCTATCCAATGGATTAATATTATACTCTTGAAATAGAATATCTAACTCTTTCTGATACTCTCGTAAATTCCAATTACCTTTTACAATTGCTGTTGCTATGTAAGGATAAATCCAAGAATTAAAATGTCCACCAACTTTCTTTCCTTTTTTTATTTCATACAAACCTTTAGCAGAAACTTGTCTTAAAAAAGGTGAATTATCTGGTTCATCAAAAATCATTTTAACGTTTGATAATTTATACATTTCAATTAAATGATTTTTTCTCCAAACTGTTGCTTGTGTTGAAAAATAATATTCTGAGTTTGGGTCTACATGATAAAAATTATCGTTATATTTAACAGAACCATTACCTAATCCACTATGGAGTAATCTAACAAATGCTACTTCATTATCATTTTCTAAAACATCAATACATTTTTTTAATTCATCTACTTTTACAAAATCAAAAAGAATATAATCTTCTTGCGAATATATAACATAATCTGTTGGTATTTTTTCTAATGCATCTACCATTTGTTTTGAATGAGTATCATTATCATTGTAAACAAATGTTTTACCATAACCAACTTCTTGATTACAATTAAAATAGATATTTTTCATATCAGGAAAAAACTTGAGTATTCTTTCATAATATGGTTTATGTAAATCTTTTGCTTTAGAGTGCGTGTATGTTAGTAAAGATAAGTTTTCCATTATAATTCAGTTTTCCAAAATTCAATCATTTCATCTAAAAGACTTTCAAAACTATATTTTGGTTGCCAACCAGTTAAGTTTCTTAACTTACTACTATCACCTTTCAAGTCTTCTAATTCCTCTGGTCTAAAATATTTTGGGTCTTTCTTAACATACTGAGTCCAATCCATTCCTAACTTACCAAAGACATATTCTACCATGTCACCAACTGAATGTGATATACCTGTTGCACATACAAAATCATCTGGTTTTTCTTGTTGTAAGATAATCCACATTGCTTCTACATAATCTTTTGCATGACCCCAATCTCTCGTTGCCTTTAAGTTACCTAATCTTAATTCATCTCTTAATCCTTTTTGAATCTCAACTGCGGTTTTTACAATTTTGTTACTTACAAAATTTGAACCTCTACGAGGTGATTCGTGATTGAATAAGATACCATTTGAAATAAACATATCGTAAGAGTTTCGATAGTTTCTACTAATGTTATATGCAAATACTTTTGCACAACCATATGGAGATACTGGATGCATTTGAGTAGTTTCTCGTTGGAATCCATCATCATCTAATTGATTACCAAACATTTCAGATGAAGATGCTTGATAAACTTTAGTATCTGGTTTTACCATCCTTACTGCTTCTAACAAATTCAATGAACCAACACCAGTTGTGTTAACTGTATAAATTGGTTGGTCAAATGAAATCCTAACATGAGATTGTGCTGCCAAGTTGTAAATTTCATCTGGTTCTGCCTCTTTGACAATTCTAATTAATGATGCCAAATCGGTCATATCTACATACTGAAGGTTGTGTTTGATTCTATCGTAAGTTGTATCCAATCTTGAGGTTTGATTCTCTGCAACCGAATTTCTTTTTACAGTTCCCCAAACTTCATAACCTTTATCTAATAAAGTTTCTGCTAAATATGAACCATCTTGTCCATTTATACCTGTGATTATTGCTCGTTTACTTTCTTGCATTTTCGTAATTGTTTATAAACCAATTTACCGTTTCCTTAATACCAACTTCGATTGGTGTAAATTCAAAATCAGGTAAATATTTTTTGATTTTTGAGTTATCTGATGGTTTTCTATATTGACCATCTGGTTTTGTGTCATCAAAGATAACGTTACCTTTGAAATTAAATTCTTGTACTAATAAATCTACTAAGTCTCTAATACTAATTTCATGTGATGTAGAAAATATAATAGGTTCATCTTCTTCATATTCATCTAATACCCATTTTGTAAGTCTTGCAACATCCTTTGAGTAAATAAATTCTCTTAATGGTTTACCAGTTCCCCAAACTACAAAGTCTTCACCAGTTTTCATTGAGTTATACATCTTATGAATCAACATTGGCATTACATGACCATGTTCTAATGAAAAGTTATCATTTGGTCCATAAATGTTTGTAGGAATTACTGAGGTATATTTTGTTCCGTATTGTTCTCTATATGCGTTTATTTGAACATCTGCCATTCTTTTAGCATAAGCATAAGCATTGTTAGAAGTGTGGGGTTCACCCTTATGAATCTTATCTTCAGTTAATGGATATTCTACATCATCTGGAAATACACAAGTTGACAAAAAAGATACTAATTTTTTTACCCCATAAAATCTAGCACCTTCTATTACATTTGTGTTTATCATAATGTTATTGTAGAAATACTCACCTTTATGATTCATGTTTCCACCAATACCACCGACTTGACCAGCACAATGAATTACATGAGTTGGTCTATGCACATCATACATATCATCTACATGACTTGGATTTACTAAATTGTACATACTTCTTTTTGGTTTTACATCTGCCTCAAGAGCAGAACCTACTAAACCACTACCACCTGTTACTAATACTTTCTTTTTCATTAAAAACTTGATTTATCGTTAGCATATATTGATTGTGGATTCATATATGGTCTAGTCATTTTTCCATGTACAAACTCATCGATAGATGAACCAACATCAATATATTGATTATTTGGATTTGATTGATACATTCTATGTATAAGAATTTCAGATACAGGACCTGCCGATACTAAGAATAATTTATTTTCTATTTGATTTACATAATCTAATAATTGTGTTATGTAATCTTCTCCCAAATCTATAAAATAAGATATACAATCATCTGGAAATGGGAAAATTTCCTTTACATTAAATGGAAAGTTTTGAGGTTGTGCTCTATGATTACAAATCATATAAACATCCTTTTCGATACTATTGTAAAATTGTTTCATCTTTTGATAATTTGAATTTATCCAAAGGTTTGCAAAAGTTAAATTATCATTTGGAATTTTTTCAGTTAAAAATTCATAATCAGAAATACTATCACTTTTACCTGATATTGCAAAGTGGTAATTTTCTTCACTATGATTTAATGATTCTAAAAGTTGTTCACCAATCGGAGTCATTCCACTTGGTGAAGACCATTTGTCTACCATAAATGCTTGTGAGTTATTACCAATGGGATTTCCTCTCATTAACTGAACTTCACCATCTGCGTATCTTGCATATGCAAAGTTAGTATCTGATTTAATTAAATTAGTATAGTAATCAAAGTCTGTATCGAATCTACTCATTTCTTAAAATATTTAATACCTTATCAGAAGTAAAACCATCACCATAAGGACAATTTTCACTAATATAAGGATTTTCTATTAGTTTTCCAAATAATTCACTCAAATCTTTTGGTGAATCACATAAATGTAAGTGACCTGTTTTTATACCTTCAGGTCTTTCGGTTGTTTTTCTACATACAATTACTTTCTTATTAAAGAAAGAACCTTCTTCTTGCAATCCACCACTATCTGAGATAATCAAATTACTTTCCATCAATATTTTGATTAACTCTTTATGTTCCAATGGTTCTACAACAGTTACATTTTTCAAAATGTGTCTATGTTTCTGAACATTTGGATTTGGGTGAATTGGAATTATAAATTCATAATGAGGATATTTTATTGTAAGTTTTTCAATTTCTTCAAACCACTTATCCATCCAATGATGATTTTCTCTACGATGTAAAGTAATCAGTATCTTATTTAACATTGTAGGTTTACCAAACTCTACTAAGTTATCTAATACCGAATTACCTACTACATGAATCTCACCATGTACTTTTTCATCTCTCAGATTTTGTGCCGATAATTCAGTTGGTGTGAAGTTAACATCTGCAATTCTTGCAATCATCTGTCTATATCCTTCTTCTGGATATGGATGTTGTAAATCACCACTTCTTAATCCTGCTTCTAAATAATAGATTTTTATTTGTCTATTAAATGCTGCGAGAGAACAACCAAATGCAGAACCTGTATCACCTTGTACCAACACACCTCTAAAATCTCCATTTGGAAATTGTAACATACAATCTGATATAATAGAGTCCAATCTATTATTAGATGTACTCATATTGATTTGATAATCAACTTCTATATCTTTTAATAAATCAGTATGTTGACCTGTAAATAAAAGTTTATACTCACTCCTATCCATAATTTTGATTAAAGGTTTAATCTTTAACCATTCGGGTCTAGTACCAAAACATAATAATATTGGTTTATTTTTCATATACTAATTTCCAACCTTTCATTCGTTGTTCTCTAAAATATTGATTCATTAAACTCTTAAATGGAGTTCCTTCTACATTAACTTGATTCGTTTCCCATAAAGAATTTGCATCACCTCCATATGTTCCACCTTTAAGACTTCCCCACAACTCCTTATCACTAATTGGATGTGGTGGTACGAATGTAGGTATATTAGCATATTTTTGTAACATATAAGAGAAGTGCATATCTTCACCACAAGTGTTATACTTAGGGTCTGGTAATTCTCTTACCATATGCGATAACCATTCCTTCTTAAAGAACCAACTATGTCCAACTAAATCAACTTGAACAGTTGTATCGTTATTTCCTCTATCGGGCCAACCAAATCTTGCATAAGGTTCATAATATGATGAATTTTCGGGTGGGTTTGGTTTTGGCCAAACTAAACCAACAGTTCCTAATAAACCTTCATTAGTTTTCATTGTATTCATACAATTCTCTAACCATTTTTTACCAGGAATTGTATCATCATCAAATACACATACATAAGGGTTTCGTGCATTAAACGCATAATAAAATCTTGCCCATACTCCAAAGTTATAATTACAATATGCAACTGGTATTTCAGTTCCAATATCGTAATTAATTAAATCATTATCACCTGGATTATTATACCAAAGTAAGATTTCATCTGGTGGTAATGTTTGGTTTTTCAATGCCTCCATTTGTTCGTTGAGGTGGTCTCCTCTTTTGTAACCATTTAATACAACTGTAATCATATTTTTTTATTCATTTCTGTTAACCATGTTTTTTTGGTGTAGTAACTTTCATATTGTTGTCTTGCTAATTTACTACACTGATTGTAAAATTTATCATTTTCTTTAAGTTTTTTAGCAAGTTCTCTAGCACCTTTTACATTATTTACATCTACTGATGTCAGTGGGTGTAATGTTTTTTGTGTATCTACTTTTATGTTACCAATTACAGGTATTCCAAAATATGCACAATTAAGAGAAAATGTACCTGCTGCTACTGTTGGCATTAGATGAACTGCGTATTTGAATTTAGATACTTCTTTCATCCAATCAATCCAAACCATTCTATCAAAGTGATGTAAATCTTCCATTGCCCCTTCGTTATTTCTTTTCGCATGAGATTCTTGTGCCCAAATAGGTACACCAAACTCAGTTGCTACCATATATGATTCAAATCCACCATACCATCTTGCGAAGTTACCTCCAATTAGAACTTTATCTTCAGGTTTTGAAGAAATACCTCTTATTAAATTTTCAATCATTAAAGTTGGTATAACTTCAACTTTTTTTGTTGGGAATAATCCACTATAATAATTTACATCAGATTCATTATGTGCAAATATACCATCAGTTTTTGCTAAAAAATTGTAAAACTGAATTTGGTCTATAATTTCATAATCATTCCACCACCAATGAGGACCTTCTTGAATGTAGTAAACTTTTTTATTAACACTTTGAAGAATGTCAACTATTGGTTCTTGTAAGTAATTTGATGCTGGATTTAATCCATCGGTTATTTTTGAACCTTCTGCTGATAGGAATAACTTACCCTTTGGAAATATTATAAAAACTACATCGTAATCAGCAACAGATTTATAGTTTTGTAAAGGATAATGAATAGCATTTAGAGCATTCATCCAAGCAAATTCTGTCCTTGCATTTGGATGGGTGTTTGGAATAGCACCCTCAAATCCCATTTCAGTTAGAAATGCTACTTTCATATAGTTTCGTATAACTCGTTTTGTTTTTCTTGTCTTTTAATATCTTTTGGGTGATACAATGCAAATTCTTCTTCTAATGGTAAATAAGTCATTGTGTTGTAACCTTTAATTCTTTCGTGTACTTTACCTTCCCATTCTATTTCAGATGTTCTACGATAAATTCTTGTCTGAACATCAGGCCAATTAACCCAACCTTTTTCATTTACATTCCATCTCCATTTTTGGATATGTTTATCAGTCAAACCTTCAACTGTGTTTACTCTTGGTACAAAGAATAAATCGATATCTAAATTTGCATTTAACAAATCATGCATATTTGTAATCAAATACTCATTTGGTAATTCATCAGCATCAATCTGAAAGATGAAGATACCTTTAGCATGATTTTTTAAGTTATTCTTATAAGATGCAAAATCTTTGTTAAGTGGGAATCCGATTACATTTATATTATCATGTAAATCATTAATTATCTTTAGATAACCCAAGACATCATCAGTAACACCACCCTCATCATATTGAATTAGAATCTCATCATCTGATTGGATTCTTGGGTGTAAAAAGTTTACTAATTGTGTTATTTCATTTATCTCATTACAAACTGTAATTCCATATGTAACATTAACCATAATATTTGTTTAATTGCTCTTTCTTAAAAAATATTTCAGAGGCATATTGAATACCATCTAAATTATAAGTTCTATACGCTGCTCCTTTTCCTATAAATTTAGAAACACTCTTTACATAAGCATTATATACTCGTTGTCCACCAATATCATACGGTTTACCAATCTCATATAGTCCAATAAGTTCATCACCTTCTAAAGCTGCTTTATTCTGTATTCCAAGTCTTTTGAACCATTTGAAAAAGAAATCAGGTATAATATTAGATAATTTAAGGGCAGACACTTTTCTTTTATAAACACCTGTTACAAATATAATAGTTTCTTCAGTACCTGCTAGTCTACCTGACTTTCCATCAGCATATTTATATGTACTTATTTTATATACACCATATGGTCTTATATTTGTTTTAGATACTCTAGTACCTGACCCTTCTTGTAATAACCTATATTGTGGTGAGTAATTCATTATACTTTTTTAAGTTTTGGTAATTGCATTTTTTGTTTATTCAACTTAGGTAAGTTAAATGGTTTTACTTGAGGAATTGATGATGTATATTTTTTCATCATGTTTTCAAAAACTTCATCCATCTTTCCTAAACTAAAATTATTAACAATATTTGTTTTTAATCCTTCTGATTGTTTAAGGAAAGAGTTGTACTCATTAAAAACTTTATATAATTTATTTGCAGCATCAGAATAGTTTACAGTAAACCATTGTGCTTCTTTTAGTAAAAATTTATCTGATGCGGATTCATGAACATTTGTTAATTGTCCTTCTAGATAAACTGTATTTTCTTTTGGTAAGAAATCAGTATGACCACTCCAACCACTAACTATAATTGGTTTACCGGTTATTGCAAATTCTGCTAATGGTCTACCATATCCTTCTCCTTTTGTAAATGAAACCATTGCTTTTACTTTTGAATGATGATATAGTGAAGTCATTTCATCTTCAGTTAAATCACCATGTAGTAAATATATTTTAGGAATATCTTCTCCCAATGATTCAACAGAGGATTCAATTTTCTTTCTAATAGTTTCTCTATCCATTACAGAAAATCCTGCGTGTGATGTTTTTAATATAAGACCAGGTCTTTTATCTTTAGGTAGGTATTTGAATACAGTTGCGAAAGTTCTTATTGCCATTGCAATATCTTTTCTATCCTGACCCAAGTCACCCTTTAACCAATGACCTACAAGTAAAAAATTAAAATCAGTTTCTAATTTATCTAATTCAGTAACCTCTACTTTTGGTTCTAGATAAATTTCAGTATTTACCCCTTCAAATAATACTTCAACAGGTTTTGTAATTCTATGTTCGTTAATTACTTGACCACTTTGTTTATCTTTTTCTTGATAACCAGTTTGTGACATTATTGTTTTAGTAAACTGAGATGGTACGATTATCAAATCCATTTTGTTAGAACCCTCTATAAACTCTTTTGGAATTAATGTAGTTTCAACACCAGCAGTAATACCAATATTATAATTACCCTTTGGTTCAAATTCATTAGCAACAGACATCTGCATAAAGATATCTGGTTTTCTATCTACTTTTGTTACTACATTAGAAAATACCTTTTTTCCAAACTCCGAAGTTGGGTTTACTTGGTTTTGTGGTGTATTTCCCCAACGAGTTGGAACTATTTTTATATCGTATTTGTCCATGTTAAACAGACTTTTCAAAATATCTCTAGCGTGGTCTCCATAACCACTTCTAGTAAATACTGGTGCTTGGTATACTAATAAAGGTTTACTCATAACTTCTTATCTTTTATATGCTGTAATATTTTCTATTTGGAATTTTTCGTTAAAGGTGATGACATCCATAATCTCTAAAACATCTTCACCAATTGTAATTGTGATTTCATTAAAGGTTTTATTATCAATCTCATATGTTTTGTTTAGTTTTAGTTCAAAATCTAAATTAAACAACTCAGAATTTGCATTTAGAACTTCTTCTCTACCACTTATATCAATATCCCAATCTACTAATCTTATGTTTGGTGAGTATAATTGAGATAATTTTTTAATACTCTTTTTGTTAAATGATTCGAAGTAAAACTTTGTATTAACTGTATAATTTGCCATTTAATTTATATTAAATAATTCGTGTGTTTTTCTTGGTTTCCAATTTTCAAAAGTTCCTTCAACACCATCTACAAGAGTTTGACACATATTAGTATTTACTAGTCCCATTTCTCCTATAAATGCTTCTCTACCTTTTAATCCATTTTCTTTTAGTTTATCTTTTGATGTATTATAAACTTGTTCCATTTTTTCGGACAACTCATAAATATCTATTTTATCATCCCAAATATATGGAGTAGGTATTGAACCTGCCATTGTATGTGCTCTACTCCAAATTGGTGTAGCCCATTCTCCCCAAGTTACAACATCTTCCCAATCTCTCCATTTATGAAGTGAACCAATTTGTTTATAATCTTCTGCAGTAAAGTATTCACCTGTTGATTTCTTTTTGAATCCACATTGGTCTTGTAATCCACCTGTAACATTTACAATGATAGGAGTACCTGCCATTACTGATTCAGCGGTTGTTAAACCAAATCCTTCGTTACCTGCAATATTGATTGTACAATCAGACATATTGTAAAGATAATTTAATTCTGTTGTACTTCTTCTTTTATCAGAAAAAATAACATTTGCGTCTGGTGTAAGG